CCGAACCTTCCTTAGCTTGAGGTGCGGCGGTCTTCCGAGCCTTCTTCGCAAGGCTGACGAGCATCTCCATGAGATCCGCCGGGTGATGCCGAGTGCCGGGGGGTTGGTGATCTGCCCTCGACAGAAAGACGCGAGGCTTGTCGCTGAAGAGCTCCGCAAGATCACCGGGTCCATGCCGACGCTTGCGATCAGCGAGGAGTCGGACTCGTCCGAGTCAGTGGAGCAGTTCAGCAAGAGCCACCTACCGTGGATGGTATCGGTACGCATGGTGAGCGAAGGCGTCGATATTCCCCGCCTCAAGATGGGCGTCTTCGCTTCCAACATCATGACGGAGCTATTCTTCCGTCAGTTCGTCGGGCGTTTCGTTCGGGTCGACAAGGCGACGGGGCACGAGGACGTACCCGCGCATGTGTACCTACCAGCAGACCCGATCTTGTGTGGGTACGCAGAGACGATCGCAAAGGAACGAGTCCATGCGCTCGACGACTCAGAGACGAAGACAAGGGACCTACCAGAGGACAGCACGGAGATTCCCGAGTCGAGTTTCTCCGCACTGTCCGCGGACTGTGAACTCGAGCGGGTCATCTACAACGATGGTGACTTCGCTGCCGCAGAGATGGCCGAGGCGAACGGATTCCGGATCGAGGCCGGCCTCTCGATCCTGTCCGACTATGACATAGCGAAGGTGCTACGATTACAACGGTCTGGAGGTCTAACAGCGAGGCACGAGGCGCAGCCCAACCGATCTCGAGATGCGAAGACGGCGAGCAAACAGGTGATTCATCTGGTTGCCGCACTGGCCCGAGTCACGGGGATGGATCACCAGGCCATCCATAGTGAGTGGATCGATTCGCATGGAGGACGCCGACATGCTGATAAGGATCCGGACGACATGCGGCGCAAGGTCGAGTGGTTGGAAGGACGCCTGAGAAATGCTCGACGAACTCGGACATAAAGACGTTGTCGTTCAGTCGCTCGGATCGGCCATGCTCCACGGTGGCGGGTCTCTTCGTGCCGTTCCTGATCTTGTCGTGAAGGTCGTTGACGGTGAGATGTGGCAAAAGCGCCGCATCAAAAAGCTCGGCAACAAGGTGGTGACGTTCGACCGATTCGAGGACTTCGTGGCGACGCCGCCGCTCGAAGGACTCGGCGAGGACATGGCGACGCTCAAGCGGCTGTGCCGCGACGAGCCGAAGGCGCTGAAGGCGATCGATTCGGTGACGGGTCATGAACCAGGGAAGCGGACAGACCTTGTTGATAATATAAACAAGGTGGAGCCTGAAGAGCGTCCGACAGGAACGTCTCGACAGTACGCCTTGCGCAAGCTCGAGAAGGACGCCCCGGAGATGCTCCAGAAGGTCCTGGCCGGCGAGCTCTCGTGTCACCGGGCGATGATCAACGCCGGATTCCGGAAGGAGTTGACGCCGCTCGAGGCCGCCCAGAAAGCCTACGAAAAGCTCGACGACGAGAGCCGGCGAGCATTCCATGAGTGGCTCGGAAAGGACCGCTGACCATGGCCTACGGACGCATGATATCGAAGGACTTTTGGATCTCCGGGGAGTTCTACGATAAGCCGTATTGGGCGCAAGTTCTCATCTGCGCCATGCTCTGCTCCACCGACGATAACGGCATGGTACGAGCAGATCCAAGGTGGTTACGTGATCGGTACCTTGTCCGTAGCGGGTCGGTACGCGGTCCGAAACTAGTCAGTATCACGTCGGTACTACGTCAGTACGTTGACAGTGCGATGCTGGTAGCGTGCCAGAAGGATGGCGTAAGTTATTACAGATTCAAGAACTTCCATGCACATCAACGCCTCAAAGGTGCTCGGAAGGGAAGGGAAGAGAAGGGAAGAGAAGGGATGGGATGGGAAGAGAAGGGAAACGAAGATCCTATTTTCGAGAAACGACGCAAATCCAGAACGGAGGCGAGGAACGGCCATGGCCTGGACGACTGACGAAGCCGACCGAGTGGTGAGACTCTATACCGACCTCTGGCAGTCGCCGGGACTCGGACGGTCCGAGCGTCACGCATTCGTCGAGAGCCTCGGACGATTCGGGTGCGACCGCGTCTGTGAGGTCCTCCTCGAGTGGTACGAGGGATCTGATCCGAGACCGGTCGCGTCGAGATCATGGCGACCGAACGCGGCGCAGATCCTGCCGTCGCTGGTCCCGCCAGTGGCGAATACCTACCGGCCAACACCCGAGGCCGACGGCAAACGCTACATGAGCACCCAGCAGCTAATGCGGGATCACCGGCCGGAGTGGCTGCCGCCGAAACGGCATTAAATGCCGGCGCCGAATAAAAATACGACTCCGGACTGGGGACAGAAAAGGCCGCAGCGGCGAAGAGTCCACCTCGCGAACCTCGGGCGCAATCGCAGGATCTTGCGCAAGGGCTGCGTCGACTTCCGATCGCTTCACGGATATTCCGTAGCCTTCGAGGCCGAAGGAAAGCCGAGGACGACGTCCTACCTGTCGACCGGACTACGGACAAGGTACCGAGTCTGGCAGGCGGACGGCCGTACATACCGAGGAGGCGCTCGGGCCTTCCTGATCTGGTGGCAATCCGCCGGTGATCGGGTACCGTAGAATCATGATCCTCGTCGAGCCGGAACAGCCAAATTATCCATGCGTCGAGGGAGGCGGACGTCACCCGTGCGACACCGTCGGACGCTGCCAGCCGACCGGCCAAACGCTCGAGCACTGCCGGCTGTGCGGACAACAGTTTGTCCGCGATCGCGACGGAGAATTCGTAGAAGTCTCGGGCTGGAAGTACGGGAATGCCTAAGATCCGCAAGTCGAAGATGACGCACTCGACACCCGAGGAGGTCAAGGAGAAGATCGACCAGGTCGACAAGTGGCTCTCCGGCGGGCTGCGTCCGATCCAGCTTCGCCAGGCTTTCGCCGAGAAGTATGGGCTGGTCCCGAGGTCAGCGGATTATTATGTCGCGCAAGTTCGGCGCAACGCGGCACCCGAGGGGGAAAAGAAGTATCTCCTCGAGGCGGTGTCCGACCGGCTCATGAAGCACGCCGACGAGGCGACGAGGCTCGTGGGTCCGGACCTCGTAGAGCACCCGGACTACCAGGCACGCAACGACGCTTGCGGCAAGCTCGCGAAGATCTGGGGCCTCAACGCACCGGACAAGGTCGAGCACTCCGGAGCGATCACCGTCGACAAGGCCATGGAGCCGGACGTCTCGGCCGCCATCGAACTGAAACGTGAGCAATCTATCCGAGCAAACACGCCAGCGACTAATCTCGACAATGGCGGATCCGGCCGAGTTCGGCGTCCGTCTTCTCGGCGGTCTGCCGGAGCTAACGGCGCCGCTGCCAACGGCAACGGCAACGGGACCAACGGCAACGGCCGCACGCCGAAGAGCTGAGAAGCGTCGCAAGCTGATCGACGAGTATATGGTCTGCGGGACCTATACTCTCCAGCAACTCCGCGTCCTGGACGCCGTGAAGAGTCACCGGCGCGTCGCTGTGCATTCCGGTCACTCCACGGGCAAGTCCTTCGTCGCCGCTGACATCGCTCTCTGGTACAAAACGGCCTTCCCCGGCTCGAAGGTGATCACCACGGCACCGACGACGCGCCAGGTCGAGAAGGTCCTCTGGGGCGAGTTGCGTCAGAGGTACCGCGGCGCTCGCGTCCGGCTCGGTGGCGACATGCTGCCGGTAGAGCCGATGTGGAAGTTCCCGGGAAACGAGTTCGCGATCGGCTTCGCCTCTAAAGACTACGACCCGCACGCCATGAGCGGATTCCACGCTCGGCATCTCCTGATCATTATCGACGAGGCTGCCGGCGTCTCGGCGAATGTCTGGGACGCCTGCACCCGACTCGCAACGGGCGAGCTCAACACCATTCTCGCGATCGGCAACCCGGGCGATCCGACCGGTCCGTTCCACGATGCATGCCTCGAGAACTCGAGATGGAAGGCCGTACACCTCGATTCTCTCGATCACCCGAACGTGACCACCGGCGAGGAGCTCGTCCCCGGCGCGGCAACGCAGGCTTGGGTCGACGACAAGCTCGCCGAATACGGATCGGAGGATGACCCGCGATTCCTGGCATTCGTGCGCGGCCACTTCCCCGACGCCGGGTCCTCCACGGTGATCCGTCCCTCGTGGGTCCGCGCTGCCGAGGAGCGAGAGCCGACAGACCGAGGTCCGATCACGATCGGAGTCGACGTCGCCGGATTCGGCACCGACGAGAGCGTGATCGCGGTCTTCCGTGGATCCTCGCACATCAAGACGATCGCCTCCTCGACGCTCCAGCCTGTCGAGCTTCAGGCGCGGATTATCAACGAGGCGCTCGGGCACCCTGCCGCCGGCCTCGAGATATGCGTCGACGCTGACGGCATGGGTCAACCGGTATGGGACGCGCTACGGAAGCACCCGACCGTCGTCGAGAACGCCTGGAACGTCGTCCCATTCCAGGGCGGGCTCAAGCCAGACTTTCAGCCCGGCAAGAAATACGACGCACGATGGGAGCAGTATTTTAATCACCGGGCGATGGCGTGGTTCCTCCTCAGCGACGCTCTACGCGACGGGAACGTCTCGCTTCGACCGGACCCGACGCACCGCACTCAGAAGCAATTGACGAGCCTGACGTACAGCTTCGCGCCTTCCGGCTTCCTGAAGCTCGAGCGGAAAGAGGACCTGGCGAAGAGGATCCCGGATCTCGGCAGTCCCGACCGGGCCGACGCGCTGGCCATGGCATTCTGGTGCTACGCGACCCGGGGAGCCTCGAGGCCACGGCCGGACCAGAAGAGCCGCCGGCGCAAGAGCCGGGACTGGCGCCGCGAGTTCGATGAGCTCGTCGTCGGATGAGCCGCGAGCAATGCCAGAAATGCGAGGGCTGGGGCGAGGTCCCATGCACCAGATGCAAGGGCCGCAAGCCGGCGCCGTTCTTCCACCGGTACTGCCCGCGCTGCGACGACGAGGGCTTTCTGCCTTGCGACTGCGACCGCGGAACCGTAGAACAGACGGTGATCTCGGGGGTGTCATCCGCTAATGACACACCGGGAGATGTCGACGTCTTCGAGTAGCGACCGAATCGCGGCGTCGGCATACCTGCGAAGGTCGGCCTTGGATCCCCGAGTCGGCCTCTGACCTTCTCACGAGGTGAGGCCATGCCCGGTATTCCGATCCTGCAAGGTATCAGCCCCGTCGCCGACCTGTACTCGCAGGCGCTTGCGGGTCTCTATCACAACGAGTGGCAGATCCTTGAGCCGTCCTTCGCGCAGGAGAAGGAGGCGAACGTCTGGGAGCTGATCCAGCGCGACCCGACGATCATGCAGGCGATCATGCAGCGGCGCTCGATCATCGCGGCGAAGAGCTGGCAGGTCGTCGCGGCGACGAAGGACGAGGCGGATGTTCTGCTCGCCGACATAGTGCGCGAGACGATCGAGGGCATGGAGGGCTTCGCGCAGAGCCGAGCGATGCTGGCGAATGCCGTATTCCGGGCTCGCGAGTATGGATTCATTCGGGGCCGTCGTCGCCTGCACCGATTCCAGGGCTCGAGTTCGGCTCGTGACTGGTGGCTGCCGAACGACCTCCAACACGTCGACAAGCTACGCATCCAGTTTGCCAACGAGCACACCGACGACGGCGGATTCCGTACCCGCTCGCAGCTCTTCAGCCTTGTACGCCGGAGATGGGAGGACGTCGACCTGCGCCACAAGTTCGTCTCGGTGACCTTCGGGCAGGAAGAGTCCCGACTTGGCTACGGACGCGGACTCCTCGACACACTGTATTTTCTGTGGTGGGCCGGCTCTCGCGTCATGAAGGACATGCTGCAAGGCGTCGAGCGATCGGCGCAGGGAACCCGTATCGGCAAGGTCGACACGACGAAGAGGGCAGCCTCGGGCAAGGATGCCGACACGCAACTCGACGACATGCTCGACGTCCTAGAGAAGGCGAAGGGCCGACATGAGATCGTGATCGACAAGGACGACGACCTGGTGATCGAGGACGCTCCGACCGGCGGTCTCCAGTTCGCACAGGGCGTCTTCGAGAAGATCGAGAGCCTCAAGATTGCCGTCTGCATGGGTAGCGTCCGGCCATTCGGAGCGAACGTCGACACGGGCAGCTTCGCGCAGGCGAAGACCGAGGCGGACACCGCCGACGAGCGTACCGAGTTCGATCGCGCCGTGATCGACGAGGCGATCACCTCGGACCTGATCGGCTGCTTCATGCATCACAACCGGCGAGAGCTCGCGGCGGAGGGCCTCTCACGAGCACGGAGGCCGAAGTTCCAGACGACCTCGCAGAAGACGAACGACCCGAGAGCGAACGCCGAGCGAGCACAGATCTTCCTTCAATATGCGCCGATCAAGAAGGAGGAACTGTACGCCGCGGCGGACTTCGAGCAGCCGACCGAAGCGGACGACGTGATTCTGCCCGTGGGGCCGGGGCTGGTGGAACCGAGCTATGCCCCGTTCTCCTCAGTCGGGGTTCCCACTCCTTATCCTTCACCTAGTTCGGAGAATTCGCAGGTTCCTGGTCCCGCGGGCGCTTCAATTCCGGAGGCCTCCGACATTCTCAAGAATCCGGCCGGGCTCTCGGGCGTGATCGAGGTCTTCCAGGCACTGAAGGATGGCGCCGTCTCCAGACGCACCGCCGTCGAGCTCGTGGCCCTATCGCTCGGAGTGAGCGCCGAGCGGGCGAACGCTATCGTCGCCGATTCCGGTGCCAACGAGAATCCCCCGACTGATGACAACTCAGCAGCGATATCCGTCCGTCGCCGAGGTCCTGCGCCCGAGCCAGTGGCAGGATAAACCGGCTTTCGTGATCGGTGGCGGGTCCTCACTGCGAGGATTCGATTTCTCGCAGATCAAGGATCCCAGCTGGAGGACGATCGGAGCGAACGCGTCCTACCGGCAGCACCCCGACGTCGTCGTGGCAATGGATACGCGATTCCTCGAGCTCGTGAAGGACCGCAGAGAGTGGAGGGATTGTCCGTCGATCAAGATTGCACCGAAGTCGTGCGCTCGCAAGGGACAGGACCTCGGAAACGCTCTATACCTCATGGACGTCTCGACCGACGGGATCGACGGCTGGTCACATGAATTCGTCGGGGGGCTCAAAGGCACGAACAATACCGGGGCCTTCGCGCTCCAGGTCGCCGACGTCCTCGGGGCTGATCCGATCTTCCTCCTCGGATTCGATCTCTACGGTGACGGCCAGAAGACCGCGAATTACCACGAAGAGTATCCGCCGTCGTGGGGGACGAACGCTTGCGTATACGACCAATACAGCGAGGCGTTTCTTCCGGCATTGCAGTATGCCAGAGGGCGGGTCGTCAACTGCAACCCCGACAGCAACCTGTATTACTTCCCGCGGTGCGAGGTCGCCGAGGCGCTCGAGATCGCCCGGGGCGAGAAGTCCTACCGGGACGTCTTCCCATGCTCGCGGCAGATCGGCACGACGGCGGGGATCTTCACGATCGACGCGAAGACGGGGACGAATGCCTCGCAGCCGATCGAGGAGACGCGACCGCCTAACGTGATACTCGGCGAGCTCGCCGAGTCGCGATCGAATCTCAACGAGCACCTCATGACGCTGCGCGACCTCGGCAAGCAGGTCGACTCGGTTCTCGAGTTCGGCACCGGGAGTTCGGCTCGCTCGACGGTCGCCTGGCTTGCCGCTCGGGTCGGCTATCTCCAGACCTGGGATATCAAGTCGACGGGATCACGCACGCAGAGCGGCCTCGAGGCCATGGCACGCATGAGCCATTCCCGGCTGGAGATCCGCAAGGGCGACACGGCCGACGTCCACTCCGGGCAGGACTTCGATCTGCTTTTCGTCGACAGCCGCCACAGTGGACGGCATCTGTCAACGGAGCTGGCGAACAATCACGATCGGATCCGGCGATATATCGTCATACATAGCATCGTGACATTCGGCTGGAACGCCGAGGGTCAGGTCCCCGGAACCACCGACGCAAGGAACCGCAATCTCACGGCCGCTGAGGACGGACTTCTGCCGGCGATCTTCGGCTTCCTCTCCGAGCACCACGAGTGGAAGGTCAAGCAGTGCTACGCGAACAACAACGGCCTGATGGTCCTCGAGCGGGTGGTCCATGGAATTTGACGTCACCGCGCTGACCTGCACCGGCTTCCGGCCTGAGACCTTCGCGCTTTGTGTGCGGTGGATGCAGCGACAGGACCTGAAGAATCTCCGCGTCCAGTGGATAATCATCGACGACGAGAAGATCCAGAGCGGAGCGGAGATCGGTCGCCAGGTCCCTTTCTCTTCGGTCCTCACTGTCCCCGGCTACGATGGATCGTGTCAATGTACCATGCCGGTCAACGTCCACGACGCGATCGGCTATTGCGAGGGAGACGTCGTCGTTTTCGTCGAGGACGACGACTGGTATTCCCCGGAATACCTATGGACTATGCACCGGGCAGTGATCGATCGTGAGGCCGCGATCGCCGGGATCTCCGGCTGTCGCTATTACCACGTCGGCAATCCCTCGGCGGTGAATCCGCGATATCGTTCTCCGAGCTACTGGGGACGATATCTCACGGATCACTCTTCCCTCTGCCGTACAGCGATTAGTCGGCGCAAGAATGCGGGCCGTCTGAGCGAGATCGCGTGGGCCTGCCACAACGTGCCGGCCGGATCGCGAGTCGACGTCTCGGTCGACTTGCGGATCTGGGGATCGACACCGGCGGACGAGGGGCGCGTCTTGCTTGACGACCCGGGGCTCTGCATATCGATGAAGGGCCTGCCCGGTCGACGTCGCTCGAGGTCCCTGCACGATAAGCCGTTCAAGAATCCGGACCCGGACTGGGAGATCCTCCACGACTGGATCGGGGATGACGCGAAGTTATACAGGGAGATAATGAGAGCATGAGCGCACCTCGAATAGTTGTAGCCGCAAGTCCTCATGAGCGGATCGCAGCGGTCGTCTGTGAGTACACGATCAAAAAGCACTGCCCAGAGGCGGAGGTCACGCACACCTTCGACCGTGAGGACCGGCCGACCCGTGGCGTCTGGGAGGAGGGCGGAAAGGACGGCACTCGATTCACCTGGGTCCGTTTCTGGGTCCCCGAGCTCATGGGATACGAGGGACGGGCGATCTACCTCGACGCCGATATGATCCTTTTCTCGAACATTTGCGAGCTATACGACATGCCGATGGACGGGAAGTCGGTGTTGCGCACTCGTGATCCCTCGGTCCTGCTGATCGATTGCGAGAGATGCCGATGGGACGTGCGAGCCCTAATCGAGAAGGCCGACGCGATCGGCGGGTCCTGCTGGAATATGGACGCACGCTATCAGGTCGTCCAAGGTGATCACGTCGGCACGATCCCGGAGCATTGGAATCACCGCGACGTCTACGACGAGGGAGAGACGAAGCTCCTGCACTTCACGAACATGAGCACACAGCCGTGGCCGAATCACCGCCACGACACCATCCCCGATCACCCACTCGGAGATCTCTGGTTCCAGGCGCTCGCAGAGACGGTACAATCCGGGCTCTTGAGCGCGGAGGAGATCCCCGAATGCCTGCGGGAGAGGATAAATGCCCCGGCTCAAGACTCAGCCTGAAGAAATATCCCAGCTCGCCGACGACTCGACGATCGAGTTCCAGCGGATCGCCGACCGCATGGCCTCGGCTGTTTTCCTCGGTGACTCCGGCCGCATGGCCTCGGCCACTGCCGCGCTGACGACGCTGCTCGGCAATACCCTGACGCTCGCAGATCTCTACGGTCGGCGCCGGGTGATCGAGCAGTCGAAGTCCCTCGCCGAGGGCCGGGGCCTCGACCCGGACGATCCCTTCGGAGCTCCGATCATGTTTCGCGAACCGGACGCGACGATCTCGACGGTCACGAATCAGACTCGATTCGACGAGGCCGTCGATGACCTGGTCGCACGGACGCCAGAGCTCGCCGAGCCGGTGGACGGCGAGCCGCGCTACATGGCGATCCAGAGGATGTACAAGGAGAGACACGGATTCGGCCTCGCGAAGAGCTTCGAGATCCAGCTCACCGAGCGGGTCCAGAATATCCTCAAGCGATCACTCGACGTCGGCACTCCGGTCAAGACGGCCGTCGAGGCGATCCAGGCCGCCGGGCCTTTCACCGAGTCGTACGCCGACATGGTCTACCGGACGAACCTCTCGACGACCTACACCGCCGGCACCTTCGAGCAGCTCAAGGATCCCCGGGTCCAACTCGTCTTCGGGGCGCTCGAGTTTCACTCGATCATGGACAGCGACACGCGCCCGAATCACGCGAAGGCTCACGGCCTGATCGCGCCGATCACCTCGAAGGTCTGGGATTCTCTGTCGCCGCCGCTCTTCTACAACTGCCGATGCTCGGTCTTCCCGGTCGACCGCTGGACGCTCCAGGATCAAGGTCTGCTCCTGGCCAACGGGCAGATCCGCGTGAAGCTCCCGGGCGGGGCGAAGATCGATCGCGATATCAGCGGGGTCCCCGGGGCCGGTCCGGACCAGCGTGGATCGGGCTTCGGCCAGCGTCCGAACGTCAGAATGTACGGCTGACGCGGGGATCTTCGATCGATACGGCGCAGGACTGAGCCCGGGGAAACTTCAGATTCCCGGCCTCCAGAGCCTCGTCGCACTGCCGGCGCAGGATCGAGAGGTCGAAGATGTGCATCGGGGCCTCGCTCGCCTCGAGCGTCACACGGTCACCGACCAGCAGGGCTCCCTGGATTCGGGGCTGCTCACCGCGCAGGACCAGGAAGACCGACTCCGGCGGGAACGTCGTGCAGAGCCGTTGTACGGCTGTGTAGGCAACGCGGTCGGTACCGTCCAGCGGCATGCCATGTACCGCCTGGCAATGTGCCAGGACGATAAAGACGGCGAGTTCCTCGCTCATGAATCCGAGGTCTGCGCGGATCTCCCCGCGCTTCAGGTCGTGCGTAAATTTCTCGCGCTGGTACCGGCGCACGAGTTCATCGGGGACGCCGAGCTGGCGGGCGAACTCCTTTTCACCCAGACGCAGACGGCGAATCGGCAGGGGAGCGGGGTCGGGATCGAATAGGTGGGCGCTCATAAATGTCGACTGTCGTCGCATGTATTGTAATTTCCATACAGCCCACGACAGTCGAGGACATGCACGCGCTCGAGGAATATCCTCAGACGGCGAATATCCCCGGCGGGGACTTCACCGCGATCCAGGGCGACGACGGACGGTGGACGATCAAGGCCGTTCCGATCCTGGCTGAAATGGAGGCCGGAGAACGCCGCAATCGCCACCGGATTGACGCGGAGTGGATGCGCCAGGCAATCCACCGCCACCGTCTGCGAGAGGCTGACGGACACCTGCCGGCGGTTCACGAGGAGCATCACGAGAACGGCGAGAAGCGCCACCGGGTCGGCTTCTTCCGTCCGACGCACGTCGGGCAGGTCCGGGTCCTCGGGCGTCAACGGGACGCGCTCTTCGCCGACCTGGTCGGTGTCAGCGCCGAGGACCTCGAGGACATGAAGGACCTTCGGCTGCCGTATCGGTCAGTCGAGGTTCACCCGTCGTGGCAGCCCGAGATCCAATCTCTCGCGCTCATGGAGTCCGAGGCACCTCACCACAAGTTACCTATGCTCCGTCTCGGAGAGGTCCAGGAGAATCCCTACGTCGTCGCTCTGTGCAGCGGGGACGATTCGCTCTTTATCGTGCAACAGATAGGAGGAGGAGGCGACATGCCCTCGCGGAAGAAGAAGGTGGCTGCGAAGAAAGAGTCGCCTCCCGGTCCGGTGAATCTGGCCGACGACGACGATCCCGAGGAAGAGGAGAACGAGGATCTCGGCGGTGCCGATCTGGACACGGAGATCAAGGAATTGCAGGACTCGATCCCCGGCCTGATCGCCGACGCGATTGCCGCGAAGATCGAGGAGATCAAGTCGTCCCTCGGTGGTGACGACAACGAGCCCGAGGCCGCGCCCGATTCCATGGAGCCGGCGGAACAGTTCAGCGAGGCAGAAGTGGATAAGCTGAAGGATCTCGAGGCGAAGAACGCCGAGGCAGCCGGTCGCCTCGCATCTCTCGAGAAGAAGAACCGGGACCGCGAGACTCAGGACACGATCACCTCGGTCGTCGATTCGCAGTGTGTCAAGCTCCGTGACGAGGGATGGGCGGTCGACGACACCGTCCGATCCGACATGGTGAAGCTCGCCGAGGGCGCCACCGACCCGGCATCGACTGTGGAGACCTTCGTCACCTCGTACCGCAAGAGCACGCCGCAGGACCCGCCGCAGGACCTCGAGCAGCTCGGGCAACGTGGCCTGCTCACCGGCAACGAGTCCTTCGAGAGCCTTCCCGAGGAGGTCGTCGCCTATCGCGAGAAGGGTCCGGACGCCTTCGCTCGCGCCGTTCAATTGCACACCGAGTACGAGGCTCTGGCCTCGAACATGCGCGGATTCGACCGCAGTCGCGAGACGCTCGCGGATCACCTCGAGATCAACTGGAAGGAGTAGGCCATGGCACTCACTGCAAGGGCTGACTGGAAGGAGTCGCCCGGACACCTCGTCGAAATGCAGATCGCCTCTGGTGAGGTGATCTACGACGGCGCACTCGTCGGCACGGCCACAACGGCCTCGGCGACCTCGCAGGGCTCCGTCGTCAACTGGCTCGGGACCAACGAGGACCTCAAGTTTCTCGGCGTCGCTCGCGTCACGCCGACGAGCTCCGGCGACACCGGCGACTCGATCACCGGGACCACGGTTTCGGCTATCGCATCGGTCAACCTCCTGAGCACGATCGGTGTCGACGTCTCCGGGGTCACGCTCCAGGGCGTCACGCTCTCGGCCGGGAACCTGACGACCATGACGCAGATCGGCTCTGTGGTCTTTGCGTCCGACGAGAACAGCTTTACCACCGTCGCGGACGTCGCCGGTGCGGTCGGCTGGATCACGAAGGTGCATTCCGCCTCCGTCGTCGACATCAAACTCTTCACGCCCGGCGAGCACATGGGCAAGCCGAACACGGCTGTCTGGGCCGGAACATAAGGAAAGGAGACAGGCATGCCAGCGCAAATCACCGCCGGCGGGTCTCAGAGAGCCGGTCTCCGCACCGCCGTTCTCGGGACCTACCGCCGACAATACGAAGCTCAGAGGGATATGCTCTCAAAGTGCATGGACCTCGACTTTCCGTCGGACTCTCGATCGGAGTATTACTTCTACTGGGAGTCGTCGCCGCACCTCGGCCGATGGGCCTACGGCGGGGACCTGCCTTTCGAGGGTTTCCGCGGCATCCAGTTCGAGGTGGTTAACCACCGCTGGGCCAAGGGAATCTCCTGGCAGGCGGACGACGAGGCCGACGACCAGACCCGCGACCTGATCAACCAGGCCCGCGGGCTCGGACAGTCTGCCGCGAACCTCGATGAGCGGGTCTTCTTCCAGATCTGCAATGGGAGCACGGATTCCGAACTCCTCCCGACGGTGCCGAATGCACCGGACGGAAGCGCGACATTCCTCGCCGGATCTCGATTTGGATTTACAACGGGCAACTCGAACAGCGTCACGGGAGGAGCTCCGACGACGGCAGCCCTCGCCCGCGTCGCCTATTTCGAGGCGCTCGAGGCCGTCGCGAGTTTCCAGGACACGAAGTCGCAGCCGCTCCATTCGGTCTCCGTGACCGGAGGGACAGTCGTCTGTATCGGGAATCCGGCAGATGCAGATGCAGTCATGGGCGGATTCAAACGATCCGAACTCGTGCAGGGCACGCAGGCCGGAGTCTCCGACGAGATCCGAGGTGATGGCCGAGTCGTCGAGACCTGGATCAACCAGCAGGCCACGGCCTCACAGCTTCTCTTCTTCTGGGCCGAAGCTCCGGTGAAGGCCGTATTCTCGCAGCTTCGCGAACCGCTCTCCGAGGCTGCGGCGACGGACGCCAACAGCGACCGGGCACGGGAGTCCGACGAGCATTACATCCGATTCAAGATGCGTAAGGGCTTCGG